TGTTCGTGTCAGCGGCAGCGTATGACAATACAAACAGCTATGCGTTCTTGTTTCAATGGGCCGATGGCAGCGAAGAATACAATCGTGGTCTGGTCACAGGCCCACAGCGCACAAAGGGCGGCAACGAAGATTTCAAGCATGTCATTTTTACGCTTGGACTCCAGCAACCGCCGGAAGTAGTTGAAGCCGCATCAGTCTAGCCAGTGATGCGGAAGTTGTCTCCCGGCCTTTCGGGGCCGGGGGCTTTTTAAATGTAGAGGAATGAAGCAATGAACTTAAACGAAATTAAAGAAGCAGTACAAACAATCAACCGGGAAGTGGAATTCAAGCCGGTCGGAACCCCGACGGGTTGGTTCTTTGAATTGCGTCACGAATCCGCCCCGGAAGTGCAGGAAGTGATGCGTCGTTTTCAAGCGAAGATTCGCGACCTGACTTTGAAAAGAAAGACCAGTCAGTATCAATCACTGGTGACGGCGCATGAGGATACTTTACGCATCGCCCATGTTGCCGGGTGGCGTTGGGAACAGGGCGCAGACGAAGAAGCAGGTCGGCCCGCTTTCACCAGCAGGGAATTAAAAGCATTGCTCAACGATGACCGGATCAGTTACCACCTGAAAACTTTCATCGATGAAGAAGTCGGGAGTCTGGATGATTTTTTGTCGAGGTCGGAACCCAGCTAGGCGAATGTCTGGCGTGGCATGCGCGTTATGAAATCAATTGGGGCCACAAAGTCGCTGCGCGTGGCGGCCCGGTTGAAGTCACGCGCCTTGACTACAACGAACAGGCCGGGGTTGAATCACCGCAACAGCCTGAAGTGCCGGAGTGCGGTGAACATGTCTGGCATTGGTGGTGGGAACTCAATTCCCGACGACCACCGGGGTTTGATTCACTGGCTCCGATCTCTTATTCGGAGATTATTAACTGGCTTTATCTTACGCGCCGTTATGTATCGCCGGAGGAAATCGGCTGGCTGGTTCAGATGGACAACGCATGGATGACCGCAATCGCCGAAGAACGTAAAGCCCGAAGCGAACGCGAACAGGAAGAAGCGGAACGTAAAAGGAGCAAGTAAATGTCCGTCGATTATGCAGAACTTGGGTTTCGGTTTGAAAGCACTGAAGCGGAGGTCGCTGCTCAACGCCTGAAAAGATTAGGTAAAGCAGCAAATGAAGCGGAAACCGCGGCGATGCGCTTATCTCGGCAAGCCGTTGTCACCGGAAAAAAAATGCAGCAAATGGGTCGAAGCATGACGATGTACATGACGACCCCTTTACTTGCTCTGGGCGCGGTCGCGGTTAAATCCTTTGCCAGTTTCGATGACGCCATGACGTCCTCGATGGCAATCATGGGCAATCTGTCTGACGCCATGAGAAAAGAAATGTCAGTAGCGGCGAGGGAGATGGGAAAGCAAACTGTTTTCAGCGCCACGCAAGCCGCGGAATCGTATTATTTTCTGGCCTCTGCCGGACTCAGCGCGGCAGCGGCGGTCAAGGCGTTGCCAGTGGTGGCTGCCTTTGCACAGGCCGGTAATTTCGACATGGCCCGGGCGACGGACATTCTCACCGACGCACAATCAGCACTTGGCAAGGTTATGAAAGACCCCATTGAGAATATGCAAGAGATGGTCAAGCTATCCGATGTTCTGGTCAAAGCGAACACGGTTGCGAATGCTTCTGTTCAACAATTCGGTGAAGCCTTGACGAACAAAGCCGGTACAGCGATGAAGCAGTTAAATATCGATGTCACCGAAGGCGTGGCCGTGCTTGCAGCATGGGCAGACCAAGGTATTAAGAGTACGGAAGCCGGTGAAAAATTCAATATTGTGACCCGGGATTTACAGACTGCTTTCAGAAACAATACGAAAGAGTTTAAACAATACGGCATTGAAGTGTTCACAGCACAAGGTGAAATGCGGAACCTTGGTGACATCATTCAGAATCTGGAGTCAGTACTTGGCCCGATGTCCGTTCAGCAACAGGGCGCGACACTTGCCCTCTTGGGCTTTCAAGATCGGTCAGTGATCGCCATCCGATCATTATTAGGCTTATCCGCAAACATTAAAAAGTATGAAGATGCTCTTAAGTCAGCCGGGGGAATTACAGACGAGGTTGCGAATAAGCAAATGGAATCCTTCGCAAACCAACTCAAAAAAATGAAGGGTGAAATAAATGACGTAGCCATCGAAATCGGTGCCACACTAGCACCTTCTGTTCTGGTCATCGCTCAAAGTTTCCGCGATCTGGCAAACGACTTCAAAGCCTTGCCACCAGAAACACAGAACAACATTTTGAAAATACTTGCTTTGACAGCAGCCATTGGACCTTTAGTTTTCATTCTAGGCGGTTTAATCCGGGCTATTGGTTACTTGATACCTATATTTGTTCGCTTGGGCATTGCGATGGGTCCGGCCAGTGCTTTGTATATCGGGTTCGGCTTGCTCATTAAAGCCATTGGAGAGGCATACGTTAAATCTATAGAACGGGCGATTTTAAATACAACCCGCTTTCAAGCTGTTTTAGAAGGGCTGGAACTAAAAGGCTTGACCATGAATTTAATGTCAGTCAATGAAACAATTGACAGTTATATAAACAAAATTAAGGAGCAGCAACAGGCCGTCGAACAGGCCCGGAACGCTGCCGACATATCCGGGGTTGATACAGAATACAATCAGCAACTTGAAGCACTTGCCCAACTACGAAAGGAACTCGAAGACCTTATTAAGTTGCGTGATAACTATACAGTCCGGGTCAGGAACGCAACAATCGCAGAACAGGAAACGGCCAATGTTTTAGCCGAAGTCATTGTTCTGGCAGAACGTTTGGAAGAAATTAAGTTTCAGCCATTAACCTTATCGGAAGATGAGGTTGATGATCTGAAAGCCTTAAAAGCCGAACTCGACCCCGCAGCAGACGCAATGGAAAAATTGGTCAAAGCGCGGCAACTATTAGCAAAGGCATTAAAAACAAAAGACATCAGCCCCGCGGTTTATGAAAAACTTGCACACGCGTTAGAACGATCTGCGGTCGCGTTCGAAGCATTTGGCGAAGCGGCTTTCCGCTTGCGAGAATTCAACCAGACCATAAAAACCAACCTCGAAGATAACATGGCCTTTGTCGATGGGCTGGAAGCGGCAGAAAACGCTTTCAACGCGCTGGAACGTTCACTGATTCCCAGCATCGGTGCATTGCAGGATTGGCAGGACATGTACAACGAGGCGTTCCAAGCCTACGTTGACGGCGACATCGACCCGGAACGCTGGGAACGATTGCAAAAGGCTTTGGCAAAAGCGGAGTTTGCCGCAAGCGCATGGGGTGATTCTTTCGAGGAAGCCGCACGCGGCTGGATGACCACATTGGAAAGTCTGCGCGATTCATACGACGAAGAGTCTCGGCAAGCGCAAATGCTGAACTCTGTTATCCAAATTCTGAATGTGGCAATGGGTATTCAGGCGGTCATTAAGCAACTTGCCGGTGGCGATGTCTGGTCCGCAATTCCGCGTGCGCTGGCGGTCGCTGGGATGATTGCCTCGATGGGCGTTTCGACTGGCGCGTCTGGTAGTGCGGTTGCGGAACGTACCCGACAGGAAACGCAAGGCACCGGCACCGTGTTGGGCGATGCTGAAGCGAAATCCGAATCAATCCTGAACGCGACTGAAATCACCGCCGACGCGACCAGCGAATTGGTTGGAATCAATCGCGGCATGTTGCACGCGTTGCAAAGTCTCACAGCCGGGGTGGGTGGCGCGTCAACACAATTGGTGCGCGGTGGTGTAGGCGATACCAGTTTCGGTGGATTGCCCAAGGGTTTTGATTTTGAAACCGCTGGCGCTGTTGCTGGCGGTGGTCTCGGTGCTTATGCTGGCGCGGTTTATGGCGCAATACTTGGTGGACCGATCGGCTTGGCTATTGGCGCGGTGCTTGGCGCGTTATTTGGCAGCATTGTCGGGAAGATACTCGGAAAAATAATCGGCAGTAAATCTAAGGTATTAGACCAAGGGATACAAATAATCGGTGGCACGCTTGGCGACTTGTCGAACGAAGTTCTGGTGCAGGCGTTTCAAGATTACAAGACGAAAAAATGGTGGCTTGGCGGCTGGAAAGAACACACTACAACGCAAGGTTTACCGGATGAAATCGGCGCGCAACTGGCGCTTGTATTCGGCGCCATTGGGCAAACCGTAATGGAGGCGGCTGTTGCTTTAGGGCTACCGCTGGACCTCATAGAGGAACGCATATCGAAGTTTGAAATAGCAACGACAAAAATCAGCCTCGAAGGACTTAGCGGTGAAGAACAGCAAGAGGCAATTATAGCGGTATTCTCAAAGATTTTTGATGACTTGGCTGGAGACGTTGTGCCGTTCATTGGGCAATTTCA